GATAATCCAGCTACCCTTGAAATTACTGCTGTGAATGATAACACATTAACACTTGGTACAGCAGTTATTGATTCAAGTGGTACAGTTACAGAGGTTACAATTACTGAAGCTGGTACAGGATATACTAGTACACCTACAGTTACATTTTCTAGTAGTGACTTACAAGGTTCGTTGTTATTAGAAAATGCAGCAGATACAGGTGATGATGAATATCTCATACAGGAAGACTATATAGTAGGTGACGGAGTTATAGATAAGACAGCTCAAAATGAGTTGTTTGAAACATTGGATGATACGATACTGGACTTCAGTGAATCGAATCCATTTGGTGATGCAGGGAGCGCAGACTAATGCTAGGACAACAATTTTATCACGAAACAATACGCAACATCGTTGTTGGTTTCGGAACAATTTTTAATAATATTCAATTAGTTCGTAAGGATAACTCTGGTGTAATTCAACAGACAATGAAGGTTCCTTTGGCCTATGGTCCAAGGCAGAAATTTCTTGTGCGACTAAATGATGATGCAGACCTCAGTAAAGCAGCTGCGGTAACACTACCGCGTATTGGTTTTGAGATTACAGGTCTTACATATGACCCCGGCCGAAAACTAAATCGTGTACAAAAGTTTAAAAAAGTTAAGGGTGATAGGTCAGAACAGTTAGACACGCAATATATGCCTGTTCCTTATAACATAAATTTTCAGTTGTATATTCTTGCAAAACAGTCCGATGATGCTCTACAGATTGTAGAGCAAATCCTTCCATATTTTCAACCAGACTACACGATCACGATGAATGATAACGCTGATATGGGTGTCAAAAAAGACATTCCCGTTATTCTCAACAGTATTTCTTACGAGGATGATTATCAGGGAGACTTTACGACAAGACGAGCAATCATCTATACTCTAGATTTTACTTGTAAGTTCTATCTCTATGGTCCTGTTACATCTAGTAAGGTTATCAAGACAGTACAAATTGATGCATACACTGATATGCCTGACCAATCACCAACACGACAGCAGAGACTTACTGTCACGCCAAACCCAACCAGTGCTGATGCTGATGACGATTTTGGTTTCAATGAGGTACACTCTTTCTTCGAAGATGCGAAGACTCACAATCCAGTGACGGGCGAAGATGAATAGCATAGATAAAGCACTCGGTGTGGTTGGGGATGTTATTCCACCAGAAGCTTCTTTAAACCCAAAAGTTAAAATGTCTGATGTTTCTCGTTATCCAGAAGAACTGGAAGATGGCGAAGATGTTGATGCTGACTACAAGTATCAACGAGAAAACTTTTATCGGTTGGTTGAACAGGGCTCTACTGCGATTGAGGGTATCCTTGAACTTGCGAAAGAGGGTGAACACCCAAGGGCATACGAGGTTGCTGGACAGTTAATCAAGAATGTTGCAGAGGTTACTGAGAAACTAGGTGACCTTCAAGAGAAGATGAAGAAACTCAAAGAGGTTCCAGATCATGGACCTAAGAGTGTAACCAATGCATTGTTTGTTGGTAGCACTGCTGAGTTGCAGAAGATGTTGAAAGGTAAAAGTGGTGATTGATGGTGATTGATGGTTGAGTTTTTTCCATATAAAAGGCGAATGACACAATATAAAAACAGATACACTAATGCATATGCAAATGCAATTGATAATGTTGATGATTGGATGTCAAGTAGTCAACAGTCTAAAGAAGATAATCTTACTTTCAACAGACAACACCTTGTTGATAAATGTATAAATCTTAGTGGAATTCCTTATTGGTTTCCCACCAATGGTGCAACATCTGCATTATGTCAAGCAATTAATGTGTTATCAAAACCTAATGATAAAATAATTATTCAAGGTTGGGGGTTTATACAACCATTACAAAGTATATTATGGATGAATCGTCAGGTTGTATTTTGTGATTCTGATGTCACAGGACTTATGTCTGTAGATAGTCTTCTTAGTGCTTTAAATGATCATCCAGACATAAAGTTAATAATAGTAGTAAATCTTGGTGGTAGAATATCTGATATTAAAAAAATAAAATCACTTATACCCCCAGATGTGAAAATCATAGAAGATTCTGCACAGTCATTTTACATGGGTGACGGTGGTATTATTCCCGGCATGTATAGTGATGCAATTGTGTACAGTTTTGATCTGGGGAAAAGACCGGCATCCACTGGCACGGGTGGTGCTTTCGCAACTCATAATAAAGAGTTGCGAAATTTAATTAAAAGTAATTCTCAACACGGATTTACAAATAAAATAGATACCTATAATTTACCCGCCACTAAAAATACTATGGATGATACGACAGCTAGTGTTATTCATGAAGATATTATTATTGTTGAGGGAACTAAAACCAGAGATATTCAACGAGAAAATTATAAGTTTTACAAAGAAAATATTGATAGGGAACAATTGGGGGGTGAAAATAAAATTTGTAGTTATTCTGGTTTCTTTTGCAAAACTACAAATTCTTCAGAAGCAATTAAAGTATTCAATGACTCTGGTATTGGTAGGATGCCTGTAAAATTTTATCCTTCTGCTGCTAATTATAAACCATTTAATACATACCCCAGTACAAGTTTAAATTATTCAAAAAGACTTAGTGAAGAATATATATGTATTCCAACACATCCATTCATGAGTGTTGACGAGAGAGATAGGATTGTTGAAATATCAAATAAACTTTAAATGTGTACATTTCAAATAACAAACGATTCTACACCAAATATAAATCACAATAAATTACAGCCGGGTGGACCTGATTTATCTAATACAATAAGTCTAGATGACATATATATCACTCACCACCTTTTAAGCATTACAGGTGATTTTACCCCACAACCAGTAGAACGTGATGGAAAACATTTTCTGTTGATGGGTGAAATTTACAACTATGATAAATCTCTACCAAGTGATATTTATTTTGGTATTGAGAAATATCTTGAGTATGGAGATAAATTTACAGAACATCTTGACGGTGAATTTTTATTTGTTGTTATTAACGGAAATACCATAGATTTCTTTTCTGACCCTTGGAGTACAAGACAGTCATATTATACTATTCTTGATGACAAGTGGTATTTCACCACACTCCGTATATCCCCTAACAGTCAACGATTTTTACACAATAGTCATTATAGGTTTAATATAAAAGATACTACCATTGAGTTGGTGAATGGTGAACTAATAAGTTGGAATCTTGAACAGAATATTAATTCTCTTGATGAGGTTGTCAATTCGTTTGAGGAGGCAGTGATAAAAAGGTGGACACCAAACTCTACATTGTTTTTAAGTGGTGGTGTTGATAGCAGTGCAGTTGCATTGTGTCTCCACAAAAACAAGAAAACATTTAATGTTATAAGTCTTATGATAAAACCGGAACATGAAGACCAAGAATCTTTGAATGCTGTAGTTGAATTATGTAAACCGCCGTATTATAATGTTAGTGAAATAACTGATGAATATTTAGATTTAGATAATGCACAGTGTGAAATAAGAAAACAAACTAAATTAAGATTCAATAGCAAAGTTGTTCTCACTGGAAGTGGTAGTGATGAATTTATCGATAACTATATAACAAAACACAACACAGAGTTCTATGTTTGGCCAAATAATCTAAATAGTATATTTCCATATAGGCATTTCTATAAAGGTGCATCAAGATTACTGTTAGACTTTCATGAAAGTTATAGCCTTAATTTTGGTATAGAAAACAGAAATACATTTTATGATAAAAAATTTGTTCAGTGTTGGTTAAATACTACACCAGAGATTAAGAATGATGAAAGTAAGGGGTTTCTAAAAGATTATCTTAGGGAATATAATATTCCTATATCCAAGTTTCCTCAAAGTGGGTTTGGTCGGCAAAATTCTCAAAGACCAAAAAATCGAAGCTTTGATTTCTATTCAAAAACTATATTTTTAGGTGAAAAATAATGAGTGATAAAAAGGTAATATATTATAATGAATTTAGTGAAAATAATTTTTATCAAGAGTTGATGTATCATGATCCATTAGATTTGAATGAAATGGTTACTCCAAATAATAGAATTTTTGATTCTAAACTTAACGGGCGACAAAATATTATGAATATGTTTAATAATCCAGAAAATTGTTTGATGCCCAATGATAACCCATATAAGACAAACTTTATTTCTAGATTAGGTGAATATTTTGGAGATTATACTTGTGCATTAGGTTATATGTGTAGAAGTGTGCATCCAACTTCTAGATTTGAAGGATACAATATACTAAATTTTGGTAAGGATTTGATTCCAGATATACCCAGTGGTTGGAATATGAGTTTTGAGGATGTTATAGAAGAAAGAGCTAGAGAATTGTGGGAAATTGGTAAACCAATACGATTGTGGTGGTCAGGCGGAATTGATAGCACATGTGCTTTGGTGGGTTTTTTGCAAACTAAAGAATTGGGTGATGATCTTATCGTTTATTATTCGAAAGAAAGTGTGATAGAAAATCCAGAGCTTTTTAATTTATTACAGGGACTATCGGTAACATTACAAAAACATTCAACAAATGCAGATAATTATTTTGTTAATGATAGAAGTGTTTGGAGTAATGAAGTAATAAATGTGTTAGGTCACTTAGGCGGAGAGATTTACCTTGGTAATACTGCTGGAAATATTTTTGATCTTATACTGAGTGAAGATAAACACAATTCGGGTTGGAAAGAGTTATTTAATGATAAAGAATTTAATGATATGTTTATGATGTATAATTGTGATCACCCAAATCACAAATTTCATAAACCAAAATTTATGGATTTTATTGAAGATCATGTATCAAAAGCACCAATTGATATTAGAAGCCCATGGGATTTTCTTTGGTGGGTAGTATATACTACGAGACGGTTCGAACATAGATATCTATATGCACCCAAGATAGTTAACAACGGATTGTGTGAAACAGAGGTAAGTTTTTTTTCTTCAAAGAATATTGAAATATGGAGTATATTGAATCATGAAAATGGTGGACATAAAAACTATGACCGATATAGTTACAAATTTTCATCTAAAAAATACATATATGATTTTGATAAAAACGAACATTACTTTAGAAATAAAATGCATATGTCTTCTGCAACAGTAGTATTTAAGAATAATAAATTGTTTAAAAATGACGCATGGAACCCCACAAAATTAGGATTCTCTGATAATACTATATGTAATACAAATGAAGTATTTCGGGGTGATTGTTGGGATTTATTTGACAAAAATACATTTGATAAATATAAGAAAAGGATGTAATCAATGGCTGACAATCAATATCTGGGTAATCCCAATCTCAAGAAAGCTAACGTCGCACAGAACTGGACAAAGAAAGAACTTGTTGAGTACCAGAAGTGTATGGAGAACCCCCAGTATTTTATAGAAAACTATGTCAAAATTGTTTCTCTTGATGAGGGTCTTGTTCCATTTAAGATGTATGATTTCCAGAAAGAAATGGTAGGAACCTTTCATAGTAATCGTTTCACTATTTGTAAACTACCTAGACAGTCGGGTAAGTCCACCGTCATGGTTTCATATCTACTTCATTACGCACTATTCAATCCCAGTGTCAATATCGCAATTCTTGCGAATAAGGCTGCAACCGCTCGTGACCTACTGTCACGTTTACAACTCGCGTATGAACATCTTCCCAAGTGGTTACAACAGGGTGTAATGAGTTGGAACAAAGGTTCTCTGGAGTTAGAAAATGGTTCAAAAATTCTTGCCTCTTCTACTAGTGCTAGTGCCGTTCGTGGCGGTTCTTACAACATCATTTTTCTTGACGAGTTTGCGTATGTCCCCTCAAACGTGGCAGAACAGTTTTTTTCCTCTGTGTACCCCACAATTTCATCTGGTAAGACAACAAAAGTAATGATCGTCTCCACACCACATGGTATGAACATGTTCTATAAACTATGGGTGGATGCAGAGGAAGGTCGTAACACTTATATTCCTATTGAGGTTCATTGGAGTGAAGTTCCTGGCCGTGATGATAAGTGGAAAGAAGAAACAATCAAGAACACCTCTCAAGCTCAATTCAATACAGAGTTTGAGTGTGAGTTCCTTGGTTCTATTGATACCCTTATCGCACCATACAAATTGAAACAATTGACATATCGGGCACCAATACAGTCTAGTGCTGGCCTTGATGTTCATGTTGCACCACAACCAGATCGTACATATGTTCTCGTTGCAGATGTTGCGCGAGGAACATCAAACGACTATTCTGCATTTGTAGTTGTGGATGTAAGTGAAATACCATACAGAGTGGCCGCAAAGTTTAGAGATAACGAACTGAAACCCCTTATCTTTCCCTCTAAGATATACGATGTTGCGAGAGCATACAATCAAGCATTCGTATTGATTGAGGTCAATGACATAGGAGAACAGGTTGCTAGTGCGATGCAGTTTGACTTGGAGTATGACAACCTTATTATGGCTAGTATGCGTGGACGCGCAGGACAGGTCATTGGAGCAGGGTTCAGTGGTGGGCGAGCGCAGTTGGGGGTAAGAACAACTAAGGCTGTGAAAAAGATTGGTTGTTCTAATCTTAAACAGTTGGTTGAGGACAATAAGCTTATTCTTGAAGATTATGACTGTATCAACGAACTCTCTACCTTTATTGTCAAGGGACAGTCATTTGAAGCAGACGATGGATGTAATGACGATCTAGTTGCATGTCTCTTTATCTTTGCATGGCTTACTGACCAGACATACTTCAAGGAACTAACTAACAACGATATTCGACGGGTCATGATGAATGAGCAACAAGACATGCTAGAACAAGATATGGCACCATTTGGTTTCATTGTGAATGGTCTTGAGGATGAGAACATTGGTGAGATGGTAGACGAATATGGAACTCGTTGGTCACCAATTGTGAGAGATAGTTCTAGAAGTTGGTAATATCCTAAATAAATTCAATCAAATCATGATGTTTTTTGATGTAGCAGTTATAACATAGAATGACAGACTGATCAATTAGGTGAAATACCTCTTTACGACTGTCATCACTGGTTCCAACTCTTTTGGATACTTTGCGTATCTCTGCATCATAAGGCCAGAATTTGAGACACACATGTTCTGCCTCACCACAGTGAATACAAGATTTATCTGTGAGAAATTCGTTTAGGAGATATACTCGTTTCTGGTAATTTCTCCGTGAAACTTTCTTGATAGTGTCTTTGTATTTTTCATAATGATCATTCATGATTCTATTTATATGATATAACACTTATAAAAACGAGTTTTGTAAAAGAGGTTTTTTATAAATATCTGTATAACAAATAACTCTCTTTAAGTTAGGAGTAAAGACATGGGATTTCTAGTTTCACCCGGCGTTCATGTACGGGAAATTGATCTTACAAATGTTGTTCCTGCTGTATCCACCTCTATCGGTGCTATTGCCGGTCCTTTTCAAAAAGGTCCAGTAAGTTCAGTTACCGCTATTAATTCGGAAGAACAGCTGCTACAGACATTTGGTAAACCAAACAGTTCAAATTTTGAGTTTTGGTTCACCGCTGCAAACTTCTTGCAGTATGGTGACGCACTCAGGGTGGTTCGTGCAGAATCAGCCATAGTAAACGCTGGTGCGAACAGTGGTATCCTCATTCGTGACGATGACCATTATGAGGCCAGTTTCTCCACAGGACAGGGTGGACATGGTGAGTGGGCTGCTCGTACCGCTGGTACTTGGGGTAACTCAATCGGTGTGGATATTTGTCCTAGTGCGCGAGCATTCTCACAGCAACTTGGTTCTCTAAACCGAGTTAACGGTGAAAAGGCAGTTGGTTCGTTGGAAATCACAGTTGATGACCAAGACGCAACTGATGCTTCGATTATTGTTGGTGATATCATTCAGTTCTATGATGCAAGTGCTATTGTCGCAACCGTTAACGGTGCAATCACAGTACCAACCAAAAACCTCGCGGTTGATGGTAACTCTGGTACAATCGCAGTCGGTGCGCGAGTTCTTGGTGCAGGCATCTCTGATGGTGACGAAGTGGTTAAAGTTGCCACAGTTACCTCGCAGACTGCGCTTATCCTTGATAAACCAATCACAGTTGCAGACAATGTTCCTTTGGTGTTTTCTGCTGCTGCGGGGCACACTAAAGTAGAATCGGGTAACGTAGAGTACGAAGTTACTGCTGTTTCGGGTGAAGTTCTGACCATTCGGGTTCTTGATGACCCTGCTGGTGGCGGACTTCAGACGATTATTCCTGATAACTCTTTAATTCGTCGTCGCTGGCGTTTCAGTGACCTCTTTGATGCGGCTCCGGGCACATCCGATTGGTCAACTGCAAATGGTCGCGGTGAAAAAGATGAATTGCACGTTGCAGTTTACGACACAACAGGTGACATCACTGGGTTTGATGTTGATGTTAAAGGTCAACGTACCGCTTCAGTTATCGAAGTGTTCCCTGCTATGTCTAAAAACCCAAGTGCAAAAACTACACAGGGTGGTAATAACTACTATCCAGATGTTATCTTCCGTAGTTCTGGTTTCATCTACTGGACGGATCATCTGGCGGCCGGTACTAACTGGGGTACGGATGTTGCAACAGGGACGGACTACACACTAGTAAGTGGTGTTGATGTTTCTGCACTGACAGGTGGAACGGATGATTATACTGTGACTGCCGGTGAACTGGAACTTGCTTATGACAAGTTTGCTGACACAGAAAATTTGGATATCAACCTCGTATTGGGTGGTCCAAGTTCAGCTGTTGCTGACACAATTGCTGGACATGACACTCATGTAACAATGATTACTGACCTTGTTGAACTACGAAGGGATTGCGTTGGTTTCGTATCTCCTTATCGTGCGGCAACAGTTGGTGTTACATCTTCGATTACTGCAACAGAAAATGTCAAAGACGCATTTGATGCTTGCCCATCGTCTTCGTACATGGTATTCGATAGTGGATACAAGTACATGTATGACAAGTATAACGATGTGTATCGATTTGTACCACTGAATGGTGATACTGCTGGACTTTGTGCATACACAGATGGTGTTGCTGATCCTTGGTTCTCGCCTGCTGGTTATAATCGTGGTGGTCTTCGCAGTGCGATTAAACTCTCTTACAACCCACAGAAAGCAGATCGTGACATTCTTTACAAGGCACGGATTAATCCAGTTGTTGATTTCCCCGGCCAAGGTGTTACACTCTTTGGTGACAAGACTGCTCTTTCTCGCCCAAGTGCATTTGACCGCATTAACGTGCGCCGACTGTTCCTTGTTCTTGAAAAGGCAATTGCCACTGCTGCTAAGTTCCAACTCTTTGAGTTCAACGATGAATTCACAAGAGCGCAGTTCCGTAATCTGGTAGAACCATTCTTGCGGGATGTGCAGGGTCGTAGAGGTATTTTCGACTTTAAGGTAGTTTGTGACACAACTAATAACACTGGTGAGGTCATTGACCGTAACGAGTTTATTGGTGACATCTACATCAAACCAGCAAGGTCAATCAACTTTATTACACTAAACTTCATCGCCGTTCGAACTGGTGTTGCGTTTAGTGAGGTAGGAGGTTAATCATGGCTAATATAGATGACTTTAAAGCAAGCTTAATCGGTGGTGGTGCAAGAGCCAACCAATTTAGGGTAACTATTACTCCACCATCAGGTATCGCAATTGGTCTTGATACTCGTAGAACTTCGTTTCTTGTTAAGGCTGCAGCACTGCCATCCCGTGCAATCACTGAAATTCCTTTGAAATTCCGTGGTCGTACAATCTACATGGCGGGTGATCAGACTGAACCAGAAACTTGGGAAGTTACATTTCTTAATGACACTGACTTTGGAATTAAGAACGCAATTGAACTTTGGTCAAACGGTATCAATGGGTTTGCAACAAACACTGGTGTAATTGCTCCTTCTGATTATCAGACGGACCTTACAGTGGAACAACTTGATAGAGACGAAGCAGTTCTGAAAACATACATTCTTCGTAACTGTTGGCCAACTAATTCGGGTTCTGCAATTGATCTGAGTATGGATACTGAAAGTGCGATTGAAGAATTCTCAGTAACTTGGAGATATCAGTATTTTGATGCATCCGGCGTAAGTATCTAAATTGAACCTACTAAATAGAGAGTAGGAGATAAAAACATTATGGCAGAACTATTTGGTTTTTCAATACAAAAAGCATCTAAGGATGTAGGGCCTCGTGAGAAAACTTTCACGGACCCTACTCCTGATGATGGCGCAATTGAGGTTGCAGGCGGTGGATTCTTTTCATCTGTACTAGATACGGATGGGCGGGAACGATCTGACCTTGACCTCATTCGTAGGTATAGAGACATCTCTATGCAGTCAGAGTGTGATGCTGCGATTGAAGATATCGTGAATGAAGGTATCATTTCAAATCTAAATGATATTCCAGTAAACATTGATTTAACAAACTTACCCTATCCTGATAAAATTAAAAGACGCATCAGAAATGAATTCTCTGAAGTTCTGCGACTTCTTAATTTTAATGAGAAGGGTCATGACATTTTTCGTCGGTGGTACATCGATGGACGCTTGTACTATCACAAAGTTATTGATTCAAAAGACCCGCAAAAGGGTGTAACTCAGCTTAGACATATTGACCCAACAAAGATTCGCAAAGTACGAGAAACAAAGAAAGACCCTAGTCCAGATCATAATGGTATTGAAATGGTCAAAAAGGTAGATGAGTATTTTATCTACAACGACAAAGGGTTTGCGTCATCTGGTGTGCAAGGCAATAATCAGGGTATTAAGATTGCACCCGATTCTATTGTGTATGTTCCGTCAGGACTTCTCGACAATAACTCAGGTCGAGTTATCTCATATCTACACAAAGCAATCAAACCAGTTAATCAGTTGCGTATGATTGAAGATGCGATTGTCATCTATCGTATCTCTCGCGCACCTGAGCGTAGAATTTTCTACATTGATGTTGGTAATCTACCCAAGATCAAAGCAGAACAGTATCTAAAAGATGTGATGAACCGTTATCGTAACAAGTTGGTATACGATGCAAGCACAGGTGAAATTCGGGATGACCGTAATCACATGTCTATGCTGGAAGATTTCTGGCTTCCTCGCCGTGAAGGTGGTCGAGGCACAGAGATTACAACACTTCCCGGCGGTTCTAATTTGGGAGAGATTGATGACATCGTATATTTCCAACGGAAACTATACCGTTCACTTAACGTGCCGATTTCAAGACTTGAAGCCGAAAATGGATTCAGTCTTGGACGAGCCTCTGAGATTACTAGAGACGAACTCAAGTTTACCAAGTTCGTACAACGTATTCGTAAGAAATTCGTCCCCCTATTCACTGACTTGCTCAAAACTAACCTACTCCTTAAAGGAATAATCTCACCAGAAGACTGGCCGCGTATGCAAGAGCATATTCAGTATGACTTTATGGAAGATGGTCACTTTGCAGAGTTGAAGGATGCAGAACTTCTTAATGATCGTATTCAGACACTTGACGGTATTCAGTCCTACATTGGAACATTTTTCAGTAAGGAATATGTATTGAAGAAGGTACTAAATATGACAGATGCAGAAATTCAAGAGATGCGTGATCAGATGAAGAAGGAAGTTGAAACTGATCCATTGGATGGTGGTATTGATATGCCAGATGGTGGTGACGGTATCACAAGGTATCCACAGGATGGTGATGGTGGTGTGATTGCACCAGAACAGATGCCAGACTATGAGGAACCAGAACAAGATGGTAAACCAAATGATGATCAAAAATTTGGTAAAGGAGATAAATAATGAGTAAAGAATTTGTAGATGCGCTTGTGGATGGTAACAATATTGAAGCAGAGAAAGCGTTTAGTATCACAATGGCTGCAAGGGTTGGAGATGCTTTAGAAGTTAAACGCAAGGAACTTGCAAATACGTTTGTAAAGTCGAGTTATACTGATCAGGAATCGGATGTAAATGAAACGGATTGAGGAAATCTATGAATCTACAGTTGTAGAGAGGGATGAACACAGGAAATCTAAGCAATATAAGCGTCTTTCACCCAAAATGAAAGACGCAGTGGATGATTTATTCAAAAAAATGGATGCGAAACCTTCAGATTTCCTAAATAGTTTCGAAAGAACAATTACAGATGTATCTAAGAAATATAAAGTTCCTGAGAGGGAACTTCTTGGATATTTTGAAAAAGAAATGTTAGCGATCTAGGGGATAAGAATGGCTATTGTTGCAAGAGTACTCAGAGATACCGTTGTTAATGCGCCCGGCGCTGGTGGTACAGTTACGCTTAAGGTTGATATTGAAGATGATGCTGCGGCCGATACCGCTATTTTAGATGGAAGCACATTAGATGGACATGCGAACGGTGCAAAACTACACATCGCCAGAATTTGGTGGGCATTGACTCAAGGTAGTGCTGATGATGATACTGGTCATGTTGAAATTCAAGAAGTATCTTCTGGAACAGATATTGTTCAGATTAGACTTGCCGGAACTGGACACTATGATGGTTCTGCTGGCGTTATTCCCGGCACTGCTGCAAACACAACCGCAACTTCTAGTGACCATCAAATAACTACTTTTGGTACATCTGGTTTTGTTATCATCGAATTCAAAAAAGACGAAAACTATACATCGTAAGGATAGAAAAATGAAACTATTTTCAGAGGCAGTCGAAGACGTAGAGTATATCTGCGAAGCAAAGGAAGACGGTAGTAAGAACTACAAGATTCGTGGTATCTTTATGCAGGCTGACATCAAGAACCGCAATGGTCGGGTGTATCCTATGGAAGTACTCAACAAAGAAGTAACTAAATATAACAAGAACTTTATTAAAGAGAGCCGTGCATTTGGTGAACTTGGACATCCAGACGGACCAACCGTTAATCTGGAACGAGTATCCCACATGATTACATCTCTGGAACCTGATGGTAAAAACTTTATTGGTGAGGCGAAGATTATGTCTACGCCTATGGGTGAAATTGTGAAGAGTCTTATGGATGAAGGTGCAAAACTGGGCGTCTCCTCACGGGGGATGGGTAGTCTAGATCAAAAAGGTGGTGCAAATTATGTGCGAGACGACTTCTATCTCGCAACGGCAGCAGATATTGTTGCTGATCCTTCTGCACCAAACGCTTTCGTGGAAGGTATCATGGAAGGTAAAGAGTGGGTTTGGAATAACGGAGCGTTGTTGGAAGCGGAAATGGTAGAAATGAAAAGAGAATTTGACGTAAAGGAACGTCGAAGGAACGCAAATCGCGAAGCTTTAGCATTTGCTAAATTTCTTAAAAGACTTTAATCTTATAAATAATAATTAACGATAAGGAGACACCCTATGTCAGAACTAGAACAAACAATTGAAGAGCTGGAAGCGGAAGTGCTTGCAGAACTAGAAGAGGCGTCTAAACAGCCTACTGATGGTGCTGCTCCTGCTGAAGGCAAGAAGGGTCTTGGTAACGAGACTCCCGGCGGCGAAGTCGATGATGGCGGTGAAGCCGTTGTTGAACCTGATGCAACAAAATCCCCAACGGATGTTGCTGCAAAGAAGGTTAAGAAAGACACATCTGCACCATCTAAAGGTGCAAAATCAGAACCCAAAGTAAAGCAGGGTTCTTCTGGTGAAGCAACACCCGGCGAGTCGCAGAAACTTGCTGCTGGTGATTTTGTTGAACCCGCAGAAGGTCAGGAAGTCGTTAAAGAGGCTCGCATGACCAAAGAAATGTATAAGCAGGAAATGATGAAGAAGATGGAAGGTATGAAAGCCGTCGATCTCAAAGCTGCTTACGAAATGATGATGAAACCAGAAGACATGGAAATGGATGAAGAAGCTCTGTCAGAACTCAAGAAACTTGAGGATGCCAAGGCTGAGATCGAAGAGAAGATCAAGTCCATCAATGTCAAGGAAGATGTTGACGCCCTCGTAGAAGGTGAAGACCTCTCCGAAGAGTTCAAGGACAAGGCAGCGACAATCTTTGAAGCTGCTGTTAAATCGAAGACTCGCGAAGAAATCACTCGTATTCACGAAGGAATGACTTCTGAGTTTGAAGTAAAACTGGAAGAGTCGGTTGAAGCTCTTACAGAAAAAGTAGATACTTATCTCAACTACGTTGTAGAGGAATGGACGAAAGAGAACGAGTTGGCAATTGAGCGCGGTTTGAAGGGCGAGATTGCAGAAGACTTTATCTCTGGACTGAAACAGTTGTTTGAAGATCATTATATTGACGTGCCTGATGAGAAATATGACGTTCTCGAAGCACAGTCTGAAAAAATTGCTGAACTGGAAGAAAAGGTTAACAATGTCATGGAGCAGAATATCGCTCTTACCTCTGTTAAGTCTGGTCTGGTTCGGGAACAGGTCATTTCGGAAGCTTGCGAAGATTTGACCGATACTGAAATTGAGAAGTTCAAGTCTCTTACAGAAGATGTTGACTTTGCTGACGAAGAGTCCTTCAAAGCAAAACTCGACACCTTGAAGGAAAGTTATTTCCCAAAGATGATTGTTGAACAAAGTTTTGATGATGAAGACGGTGGCACCGCACAGGACATTGATACGACTGAAGCAATGAGCGCTTATATGTCGGCAATCAGTCGTAACAAAGCACGTGCCCAATAATATTATTAACGGATGTAATTAA